GTTTAGTGACTTAGCTAAAGAGCTATTAGGGGTTGATAAAGTGCCTACTTACCTTAAGACTATTCTGGCAAAAAGATTGTGGGTTAAAGGTGTTATTAAAAAAAGGCTAATCACAAGAGTAGGGGAACAGCTCGAACAGCTCCAACGGCTCGAACGGCTCCAACAGCTCGAACAGCTCGAACGGCTCCAACAGCTCGAACGGCTCGAACCATTAAATTTCTCTTGCTTAGATTATAAAAACTTCCCTTTAATCGGTGGGGACGTAATTTATTATTGCGATCCTCCCTATAAAGGGACAGAGAGGTATTCATCTCAAATCGACCACGACCATTTTTTTAACTTCGCAGCGGAGCTTCCCTACCCCTGCTATGTTTCGGAATATGATTTGAAGGACAATAGGTTTGTTGAAGTCTTAAGCGTGGTAAAACGCCAAACCTTAAGTGCAACAAACAATTCTAAAAAAAATTTTGAGAAGGTTTACGTCAACAAAGTTGGTTGTTAAAACTTATCCGATATATTACCAATGGAGATATCTTTAAAAAGCAAATTAGAAGAATCTGGATTTTCTATGTCTACATTTTCTGTTGGCATGATTGAAGCCTTTCGTGTCGGCATGGAAGGGCTTGCTGTCGCAACACAAAACAAATGGATTTCGCTTGCCCAAAATAGATTGGGATCAAGCAAAGTTGATTATGTAAATGGTTTGCGTCATGGATATTCTGTCAAAAAAGGGACAGGAGGCGACGTTTCTTTTGAGATAGAATTGCTCGGGGAGATGGCCAATAATGTAGAGTTCGGGATGCCCTCATTTGATATGAAAGCAGTTCGCCCCGGTTGGCTGGGTGGAGGTAAGGCCAAGACAAGTGCAGAGGGGAAAAAATACATTACAATCCCTTTTAGACATTCCACGGCCCAAAATAATATGCAGTATTCAGGGAAGGCCAAGGCCGCAGGGTTGGATAAACAATTAAAACAGGTCGTAAAAGACTACGGATTAAATAAGATGAAAAGGAACCCTTCTGGTTCTGTTGTCGCTGGGCCAGTTAAAAGAGTTCCAAACAAAGCTCCGGTGCATCCGTATCTGAGGGGATTGACTAGAATTCAAAACCCAGTCGCAGGTACAACAGCATCGGGTAAAGGGAGAGGCCAAGCGCAGTTGAAAACGTGGAGAGTGATGAGCGAAAATTCACCAGCGGGTTCGTGGGTTCACCCCGGCATTAAAGCTGCCAACCTAATGCCAGAAGCGTTTGCTTATGCTCAAACCCAAATAGATAGAATGATGAAATCAATATTAGGAGTTCCATAATGGCAATAAGTTATTTTAAGAACCAAATGTCCTACCCTCCACGCTCAAAGACGGGTGAGGAATTCTTGGGGCTTGTCCCTGTAGATTTTGTTCTTGAAGCGGTAATTAAGGCCGGTATTGAGTGGTTTATTAATACGCCCGGAGCTGGCCATAAGGTTTTTGGAAATCTAAATTTATCCTATTTGAAAGCTAAGTACGGGGATAAGAAAATAGCAGATATCGAAAATTATATTAAGAAATATGAAATAAATATCATTCAGTCTTTCCCGTTAAGTCATACTAAAACTCCATGCATTTCTATTCTTTATACCGATTCTTCTGAGAGTTTAGATAAGGCAGGGTTGGCAGACTTTAAGGAAGAGTTATCTGTTTTTGATGAAGTGACTGGGGATTTCGTTGAAAGAACTGATTATGGTTACACCCCAATTACCGATGGAATTCATATTGGAATTCATTCGATAGAGTCACCAGATTTAGTAAAATATTTGTATTATTTGGTAACTTATATTCTGAATGTTTTTAAGATGGATCTGGAAGATCAAAATATAAATTTAACCACACTAAGGGCCAACGATTTAAGTAGGTTAAATGAGTATTTGCCAGAGAATATGTTTTCTCGATTCTTGTCTTTTAATGCATTGACCTATGCCGCTTATGATAGAGGAACAATCACGGCCATTAAACAGTTTGTTTTTAATCCAGATGTCGTCATTATTCCCTCCCCGACAACCACACTTCCACCAGTGGAGGTGTCAGGCTCACAAGGAGCATCTGGTTCTGGATTGCCAGCAACGACTCCGGTTGTTCCTTCTCCGCCGCCATCCGACCCTAGCTACAATACGGGAGTGGATGGAGAAATAGTTATTCTAAACGACAACGAGGTGAATTTGCCTTCGCTAGAAACTAAGAAACAACAGGATAATTGATAAATAATTCCGATATGGCAGAATAGAACACTCAAAACGAGGAAATAAATGAAAAAGAAAAACGAAGTTGTTATGCCATCAAGAATAGATGCTGATTTAAAAATACGATTAATTAAGGCAAGTAAAATGCCTGAACAAGTAAAAGAAAAATATATCTACAGAATTATGGAAAAGACGAGGATGCTTTTGGGTAAAAGCGCAGAGGCAATTTCTTTAGGAGTCTATGTTAGATTAAAAAAAACAAACCCTGAACTAATAGCGGCCATGGAGAATTATCCAAAAGCTGTTGGAGTGAAGGCCGCAACAATGGCCATGTGGGATGATATTTTTAAGAACTTTTGAGAATTCTTTTCCGATAAGTGGTTAATTAAGTTTTGGTAATATGGAGGTTTCCATTGGTAATAAGAAGGAGTTTTAACGGAAGTACACTTGTAAAACCGGGTGCATACTCAAAAATAATTGTAGAGAACCTCTCAGGATTCCCGTTGTCGGCAACAGGGACGGTTGGGATAATTGGCGAAGCTGCTGGCGGAGAGCCGGGAGTTATCGACATTTTATCTGGCACGGAGATCCAATATGCAAAAGCAAGATACAAGTCAGGGCCAATCGCAGATGCCCTAGAACTTTTGATGAATCCATCCAACGATACAAGAATTGTAAATGGTGCTTCAACCATTATGGTTTGGAAAACAAACAATTCAACCAAAGCGACAGGGCTTTTAAAAAACGAAGCTACTGTTGATTTGTTTTCATTAGAAACAAAAAATTGGGGTGAAGATGAAAACAGAGCAAGCACCCAAGTCAGTCAGGGTTCTGTAAAAACCACACACGCAACACTTGAAGGAACTATCGCAGGGCCTTTTGACTACTCGGTTTTCGGTGGAGTTCAAGGTGTTTATTCATTAACCGCTGTCGCTGAAGCAGGGACAATGGATGGTACTTATTTCCTTCTACCAATAAATGCGACAGAAACAGAGGGTTTTTGGATGAACGTAGCAGGGGGAACACCAGTTGTACCTCCAGCTTTAGCGGGGCTTGCGACAAGAACTACAGGTGTCCCAGTGGCAGCACTAGATACGGCAGGGATTGTTCGTGACGCTCTTATGTTGGCAATCAACGCTAAAACAGGGCTTGTTGCTACCAATTTGTTAAACGTAATTACCGTTGAACTAGCGTTTATCGGGGCGACACCAACCTCAGACAATGGAACTTCATTGTTTACCGTAACCGAAGTAACTCCAGGTCTTGGGGCCACAGTTGGTTCGCTACTACTAGATGTAAACGGAATTAGATATACCTACACTACTGGGCTAAATAAAACAGCAGTAACCGCTGCCGAAGCCGCAGCCGATCTAAACACTCCTGCCAGATGGACTCCATCTTTTCCAGCAATATTGGCATCGGCATCCCCTGTTGGTTATGTTAACTTGGCCCTAACCGCTGGGAGAGAATACGGACAAATCGGAGTTGATATCGCATCGCTTATGGATGTTGTTGTCGGTTGGCTAGGAGAGGCCAGAGGTGTTGCAGGTTCTTATGTTATTACAAACAAGAAAGACCAGCTTTCAGAAATATCCCCAGATTTGGGCGGTCTAGCTCAATTTAACATTGAATATTTAGGGGTAGCGACTTCTTGTACCCTTTCTATCTCTTGGGTTTTAAATGAATTGGTTTTTGCTACCTCTTGTGCGTTACTCCCTGCCGATGATCTTAAGATTGTTTTAGAGGATGTAAACGGATTAAATAAAGAAACTATTAGCTCACTATTGACCCAAATAAATGATGGTGGGAAGTATTCTGCTACTTTTGTTGGATATCAGAATTTAAGAAATGCTAATGAATTAGATTTATATAACGCAATTCAAATTAAAAACATTCCAGCAGTTATACATGCGGATAATTTTGATATTGCAGCTTGGTACAAAGATATTTCTCAATATATTTCTGCTACCAAAATTAAAACTGCAATGGGACATCCTGCAATTATGACTGACGCTGCTTTATTGAGTGGTGGTTCTCAAGGATCTTCCACCAACACTTCTTATTCAAATGGATTTGAGGCGTTTAAAAATCAAAGAATCAATGTTGTCGTTCCCTTAATCTCAAGAGACATTGGCTCGGTTTCAATTGACTCTGTTAACTTTATGGCCAGATCTCATTGTGCATGGGCATGGTCAACAAAAGGTAGAAACGAAAGAAGTGCTTTTGTTTCCTATAGAGGAACGCAAGCAGAACTTCAAGACCATGCAAGAAAGCTAAACTCAGCTTATATCCAAGTGGTTGGCCAACAGGCCCAAGTTTTGGATAAAACTTCAAGCGTTGTCTGGCTAGATGAGTGGTCAGGAGCTTGTGTTGCCGCTGGAATGAGAGCAGGGGCAGAAGTTGGAGAGCCTTTAACATTTAAGATTGTTAATACTTTTGGATTTAAAGTTAATGATAATTCATGGAGTCCAAAATTTAACGGTGAAGAAATGATTGAAGCAGGGGTATTGTGCTTTGAACAAACAGAGTCGGGTGCTTCCAGAGTTCTTCTTGGGAATACAACTTATGGTTTGGATCAATCTTTTGTTTGGAATAGAGAATCAGTTGTTCAGGCCGTTGGTTATGTTGCCTACGATTTAAGAACTAACTTAGAGCAAGCGTTTACAGGGAATAAAGCAAAAACTGGAACGGCAGCGGCAATAGCAAATTTCGTTAAGGCAAGAATGACTAAATATTTGAACGCAGATATTACTGTTGGAGATGATCTAAACGGTGGACTTGGCTACAGAGAGTTGTCGGTAGCGATTGATGGGAATGTGGCAGCTATAAACATCAACATTACACCAGTACAAGGAATTGATTTTATCCTTCCAACAATCTATGTAAGCGATATAAGACAAACCGAGGTAGTTTAAGGAATTTATGGAATTAGCGCAAATCAAATTGAGGATAATTGATAT